ATGCGGCTGCAAAGGAGGATTGTGCCATGTTTGTCCTTCGCATAATTCTTGTTCATGATGCGTAGCATCGTTAGTATTAATCCACCTTACAATAAATTTACCGTTGTTTACAAACCAAGTTTCGTCTTTTTCTCTATGAAAGTGCATACTAAACTTGTTTCCAGTTTTTTCAAACACCATAATTTTACCACAGTATTTTTCGTTAGTTGCCCAGATAAGTTCATAACCCCATCCTTTTTGTACAACTCCGCTTAACCGTTCAATTTTATTTGTCATGTTTTGTTTCCCATTTAATCATTAATTCTTTAATTACTGTTGAATACAGCTGATGCTCTAGGCGTTGAATACGAGTGCTTAACGAGGTGTAATCATCACCATTAAAAACTCCACAACTTAACTGAGCAATGATTCTACCTGTGTCCATACCTTCGTCCGCCCAATGTACAGTACAGCCAGTAACTTTAACACCGGCATCTAATGCTTGTCCTATTGCATTAGCACCAGGGAAACTTGGTAGCAGACTAGGATGAATATTTATAACTTTAAACTTGCTAACAAATTCTTTACTCAGCAATCGCATAAATCCAGCTAATATTACTAATTTAGTATTTTTAGGAACTTGACTCTCATAGTTAGCTGTACTTACAATGCATTTAACACCTAACTTTCTAGCTAAATTGCTAATACCTGCATTTTCTTTATTAGTTATTACTAAGTCAACTTTAATACCATCTTCTATAATAGCTTTAAAATTTGTACCTGTTCCACTAGCCATTAAGACTATCATTAATATAATCCTCTATATTAGTCCAATCATGATAACACACAGAATTTAACTTAGATAAATCTGCACTAGTAAATTTTTGGTATTGTAACTTTATGTTTTCTGGCATTGGTATGTATTGTATACCAGCACTGTGCCTGTTAGCAATAGTTTCTGCTACAGTTTGAAAACTTACAGGATTGCCTGTGCCTACGTTAAATATACCCGATTGATCCACATCAAACATTTTTTCGTGTAGCTTGCATATATCATCTACACATACAAAGTCTCTAAGATATTTGTCACTATCCTCAAATAGTGTAATCACTTTATCTTCTTTTGCTTGTTTAGTAAACTTAGTATACGGACTTGCTTGATCACCTTTGTCCTCTTCACCTTTGCCGTAAACATTAAAGTATCGAAAGCCTTGTATCTTAATGTTAAATTCGTCTATATATTGATTCATAAACCTGTCAAACAAATATTTTGACCACGCATAAGGGCTTTGTGGTAATAACGGTCCGTCTTCGGTAAAGTGTGTAGTAGAGCCGTAAACACTTGCACTAGATGCATATTGAAAGTTAGTACCAAAGTTTTCGCATACTTGTGCAAGACGCACACTAAATTCAAAGTTCTGTTCTAGTATTTGATTTACGTCAGTGTAAGTAGTTGAACTAATAGCCCCTAAGTGTATGCACCAATCATAACCTTCTGTATGTGGAACTATGCCAGGTTCCCACTCCCATCCTTCTACTTCGTGACCTTGCTGCTGTAAATAACTTGCAACATTCTTACCAATAAAGCCTTTGTGTCCCGTAACTAATATTTTCATTTGCTTGCCTCTATAATCTGTGTTGTTGAATAACCTTCAACTGTAGGTACAAGATGCACATCAGCCAAATCATGACCTACAACTTGTTCTACTGTGTAATCACCGCCTTTTACAATAACGTGCGGAACTACCTCTTTAATTAATCTGTACGGAGTGTCTTCATCAAACACAATTACTTCGTCTACCCACGGTAATAATTCTAATTGACTTTTACGTTTGTTTACATTATTAATAGGACGCTTAGGACCTTTAAACCGTCTAACACTTTCATCTGAATTTATACCTACTATCAGTTTTCCACCCAGTGATTTTGCTTCAGCTAGTAGTTCAAAGTGACCCGTGTGTAGTATATCAAAGCATCCGTTAGTAAACACTATGCGTTCTTCAAGATCGCTTACAGTAAGCGTGTGTGTGCCTACGTGTGTGACTGCCTCAGTAGACCCTTTTACTGCTAGTTGTAAACACTTTTCATAAGTATATTCTTTTGTAAGTCCATATACAAATGCCGCCAAAAAACAGTCGCCTGCGCCAGTAACATCTGATACTTCAACTTGTTCTACAGGAATTGTATATTCGATATTGTCTATTGTAGCACTTACACTGTGACCTGCATCTGTAGTAATAATATTACCTTGCCATTCGTCAAACTCAAACTTAGTATATTCATTGTTGTTAGGCTTCACTAACCACGCACCTTCATAATTATATGCATAACGTTTAGGGTCTACAATTACTTTAGGTCCTTGACTATTAATATGTGCAATAATTTGTTTTGCATTGTCTAATACACCTTTATCATAGTCACTAAGTATTACATAATCCCATTGTGAAAAATCATTCTTTAGTACATTTGTTAGTATATCATTAGAGTCTGCATCTTTATCATCGTCAATTCGTGTAATATAATGTCCGTCACAAATTACTCTAGTTTTAATGCTACTAGGCTGTTTGGTTTCAAATAGTGTTACATCAACACCTAAACTTTTTAAGTTTTCATAAACAAGCCCGGCTCCACCAAGTGATTGAACTTCACGCAAGTATTTGACTACAGGTACAGGAGCCTCAGGACTTAACCGTTCAGAAGTGCCGTAGATATATTTGTCGATTATTATATCGCCGATAACTAATACTTTCATATTGTTATTATACTACCTTTTAGGTTAATTGTCAAGAAGATTTATTGTTTTAAATACAGTTTCTAATTTATTAAGATTTATTTTGCTTTGAAGAGTATTACGTAGTCCAAGGTGTAGCGGCTTTGGCCATTTTCCAAAACTGCACCAGGCATAACCACTATGTTCATGATTTAACGTTGGAATAAATTCTTCATCAATTACACAAAGATATGTATGAAATTGAAAATGTTGATCGTTAGATACAAACGATTCTAAAGGCAACGTTTTTTTAATTGTAGGAAGTTGTCCGATTTCTTCTTGAATTTCTCGTTGGAGGCCCTCCCAAGGAGTTTCTATTCCTTCGTTAGTGCCACCCACTAATCCCCATAAGTCGGCCTTTTTGCCATTTGCTCTTAGCAAAAATAAAAATCTATTTGTATTAAGTGTGTAGAAAAGAGCTCCACTGCAAACAATATTGTTCATACAAATAATTATCTTAAAATACTATACGCCAGGTCCCGTCTGGATATTCACCTTCAAACGAAAGTACCCATTCAAATGCGTCCCATTTATATTGTACGCTGGTATTTAAATTAGTAGTATATGTTATGTCTGTTAATGGATCTGTTTTATTAGAAGCATCAAATACTACAATCCATTTAGTTCCATTCCATTCTACTATATCGTTTGCACTAGCAATAAAGTCAGTTCCGTCTGCATTTTTCCAAGCATCTGCACCGTCTGTATTAAGTGAGCTACCAATTGCTCCTAATAACAAAATTCTATTGCCTGTTGTTTTTAAAGTTGTTGGATTTGTTTTTGTAGGATCTAAGATATAATCAATTTTTGCTTTTGACTGTAAAGTGCTTGCTATAATAGTATCACTAGGTAAACTATCTTCATCCCAGTTTACTACGGATTTACTAGGATCTGCAGGATCAATTGCAAACGATCCTATAATCTCGGTGGTAAGGTCTTGCCTAGATAATCTTATTTGTGATAAGCCAGCCTGGAAATTTCCAGGAATTTCATCTAAGTAAGTTTTCCAAGCAATGTTACCTACAATACCTTTGTACACCAACTGTAGCACACCGTTTAATACTAACAGATTATGATTATTATGTGATATTCCCATTACTATATCAGCACTGCCTCTTTTAACTTTACCACTTTGTGCAATATTAGTTACTTCCCCAGTAGGTGCAACTACTATCCTTCCGTGTACGTCAGTAGTTTCAGTTGCAAGTTCTGGCTGTAGTGAATCGTTACTATCAAAGTCTGAAGATAATTCTGCAGCTAATTGGTTCCCAAACGTATCAAACAGCTTTGTTGGATTAATATTATTAATATTCCCAGTTTCGTCAAATATACTCGTAATAATATTTGTAATAACCCCTAGTCGTTTTACTTTAACTGGCGGTGATATATAAATTGGTGTTTTGAAAGCAAGTGTAGCAACATCAATATCAGAATCAGTGCCAACTGGAATTGTTCTTCCAGTCCAAGTAATTCCATCTAAATTAACAACACTTAAACTTGTCCAATCAATATAGTTATCAGTAGTTTGTATTTCTAAACTAGGATTGAATAACATTAAAATTTGTTCTAAAACTTGTAATTTTTGATCAGTATTTGTTGTCCAAATGTCTACGTTTACACTAAGCTCGTACGGAGTAGGCATCAATCGTTCAACAGTATAATTTTTTCCTGACTCGTTTAAATATTCTTTTCCAGTTGAGTCGTATGCCCGTTCTCGAACATTTACTTTACTAATATAGCTTGCATCAGCAAGCATAGCAGTATTCATCTCAATACCAGTAACATAAATTCCCATTCTAGGAGCACTTGGTATTTTATTTTCTGAACCTTCTTTAAGAATACTACCAACTTGCCTAGTAATATCACCATACATAACAGGAATTTGTACTAATCTTTCTTTACTATCTTTATATGAGAAATTACTCATTAGTCTAACTAGTTGAGTAATATACCTTCTTATTTGACCATCGTAAAAATGTTGAGCCATTAGTTGTCTGCCTTAGGTTTAAGTGCTTGCGAAAGACTCTGTCTTTGGGTTACTGTTTCACCACCAATTGTATCAGTAGTAGTATTATTAATAAAGCCACCTTTTTGTGTAGACTTTGTATTTGTATTTGATAGAGAAACTCGTACAGAGTCTTCAAGTTTGACCCAACGAGTTCCATCAAACTT